AGAAAACCATGTCTGGTCCGACGCTTGTTCCCACGGCTCTGTCTATCTCCTTCCGTTAGGTTCTCAGTGGTGTGACCGTGAGAAATACAGACTTAACACTTTTCCTCGCCACATCACCCTGAAAACTGATTGGTCTAAAGAAGATCGTCTTTTCCTCGATTTTACTTACTCCAATGAACGTTTCTATCAATCCGAAAACTCTTCAATCACTGACTTCCCTTCCATCATCCACATGTTTCCCACTGAAGTCCAGCTGAAAGCTTTCCCTCTCACCCACGTCGCTACTTTCCCTCTGGTTTTTGACCATGAAGAATATGTCGCCATACATCCTCGTTACGAGACAGGAGCTGCCCTCTTGTCTTATGACATTGACGTCCGTGTCAATGGAGAGAAAGAACGAATCATGTCTCTTTCCAAAGTCCTTCGCACTCCTCTCATCTCAGAAGGAGGCGATTGTGCTTCTCTTGTTTTCGGTGGTACGCTTGGCACCCCTCTCTTAGGTGCCATCGCTGCTGGAAATGATTCTTTTTCCTACTCGATTATCGTCACTCGTGACATGATAGAGAAAGTTCTCGGTCTCCGTCGTGAAACTGCCGTTGCTACTAGCGGCATGTTCAATCGTCCCTTCTTTGAATCGACAGACCCCGATGAGATTTTCTCTGGAATTACACGTACTCCTTACCGCAAAACTTTCCTAGAGAAACTCCAACATAAACTTCTCGGTTTCGCAGTCAAGGGTTTTTCCCTTACTCCTTTCTTTTCTCCACTTAGTCGCACGCCTTTTTCAAATAGCACTACTCTCAGCGACCCTTCTATTTTCAAACTTCAACTCCGTTCATTTCCTGCCGAAGTAAACGGTGGGCCTGAAGTCTGGGAACGTGCAATTTTGAAAACGGCTGTCCCTCTACCTACTCTTCCCGAAAATGAACTTACCTACATTCGTGCCATCACCTGTGATTACCTTAACTCTTTTTTGAATACCGGTTGCCCTTGGGTTGTCCTCCCTACTTGGGAGACTACCGTTAGACCTCCTAGAAATACTCTAATGGGGGATCTCGACCTTTCTACTGCCGCTGGTTTTCCCGACACAGGAAACAAGCACCAGTTCATTACCCTCACTCCTTCTCAAGCCGTCTCTTTCGCTCCTGGTTTTGTTGACTCTCTCAATTCTTACCTTCTCGCTTTCGGGACTTCCGATCCTCCCGTAGTAGTTTGGGCAGATGACTTGAAATTCGAACTCCGCCCCATAGACAAAGAGAAATACAAGACCCCTCGTCTTTATTCCAAAGCTCCTGTCAGGTTCACTATGTGTTTCAGGAAAATGTTCGCTCCTCTTATCTCTGCCATCCGCCGCACCAAGTTCATCAATGGTATTGCGGTTGGAGTGAACGTCTACTCACACGAATGGGGGGAAATCTATTCCCAAATCTTGAAATTCAATGGTAATGATACTGATGCCCATTGCTTCACTGGCGACTATTCCAAATTCGATTCTACTCTCTTGCGAGTCATTATGGAAATCATTGGTGATTTAATAATTTCTCACGCTCCCCCCGAATTCCACCTCACTCTTCGCAATCTTTGGCGCGCCATCACACGTTCCGTTCACTGTTTCAGAGGAGTTATTTATCGCGCTTCCAACGGGAATCCATCCGGATGTCCTGTTACCACGGAAATCAACTCCATTTACAACAATGTTGTTGCCCGCCTCACTTACTACAACTCTGCCGCTCCCCCCGAAAAACAGTGGGACTTGTCTACTCTTGCTATGCTCATCACAGGTTCTCCTTTCTGTGATAACGTCTACTTTCTAAGTTACGGAGACGACAACCTAAGCGCCGTGAAGAAACGCGTGATGCACTTTTACAATCCTGAC